TGGTCTTTACCTTTTAGGTGACACATGGCAATTAACGTCAAAGTCCTGATACCGGCAAAAATTGCCGCTAATACGCAAACGACGCAGTACACGGCGACGAATGTGTCTACAATTATTGACAAGTTTACGGCTACTAACTTTAGCGCAGCGGCGGCTACCTTGTCGGTCAACCTCGTAACCCAGTTCGACGCTGCGGGTAACCAGAACTTGATTATTAAGCAAAAGACCCTGCTGCCGAGCGAGACGTATACGTTCCCCGAACTGGTCGGCCAAGTGCTGCAACCGGGCGGGTTTATCTCGACGCTGGCTGGCACGGCGTCGGCTATCAACATCCGATCCTCTGGTCGGGAAGTGTCGTGACCGGCCTAGCCGACAATCGAGAATTAGCCTTGCAAGTTGGTTATCAGGCAACCGATTGGAACAACCCAGTTCCTTTTGAGGCGTATGCAGAAGCCCTTAAGGATTGGGAGGTTAAGGCCATAATTCGAGATGACAAATGTATTGGTGCGGCGTATTTTAACGGCGACGAACTGCATGTTTCGGTACTGCCGGAATGGCGCCGTAAATGGGCAACCAAAGGCATCCTGTCGAAACTATTTGCAAAAGATCGTATTACGACAAGGGTAACTCCGGGGCATGAATACATGCACGGCGTATTGGAAAGATTGGGATTCGTTCAACGCGACGGCATGTTCGTAAGAGGCCATTAACATGGGCATCGAAACAGCAATTATCGGTAGTGCTTTGGTGGGCGGCGCAGCCAGTATGGCAGGCGCCAGTAAGGCCGCTAAGGCGCAATCAAAAGCCGCTGATCAAGCAGCGCAAGTACAGCGCGAAACGTTTGAGCGTCAGGTAGAACTGCAAGAGCCGTTTCGGCAGGCAGGTATTACCTCGCAAAACGAACTAATGCGCCTGTTGGGTATTGGCGGTGACGCCTCTGCTGCCGACTACGGGATGCTGACTCGCGGCTACCGACCGGAAGACCTACAAACGGACCCCGGTTACGCGTTCCGTTTGGCTGAGGGCCAGAAAGCACTGGAACGATCTGCTGCGGCTCGTGGCGGATTGTTGTCTGGCTCCATGCTAAAGGGCGCACAACGCTTTGGGCAGGAAATGGGTTCACAGGAATATATGAACGCCTTTAACCGCGCTCAGGCTCAGTTGGGCACCCGCCTTGGAGCGCTTGGGAGTCTGTATGGCGCTGGTCAGGCTTCTGCCCAACAGATTGCCGGGCAAGCCGGTCAAATGGGCGCCAATGTCGGCAACTTAATGACACAGGCTGGTCAGGCTCGTGCATCTGGCTATATGGGTCAGGCTAACGCTTTGAGCAACGCGCTCGGTCAGGCTGCAATGGGATATGGAATGTATAAAGGTGGCTACTTTGGTTCGCCCGGCGGCAGCGCCGGAACTGGGTATGTTCCACGCGGATCGTTGACGGTAATCAATCCGTATGTTCCGACCACCATTCCCGTAACTTTGCCCGCACCTCCGGGGTTCTAACATGGCAGTCATAGGCGCAACCCAAATCGAACCAGTCAACATTCTTGGCTCGTATGTGCAGGGTCGAGAACTTGGCCGTGCCAATCAACTTGCACGCCAACAAGAAATGGAGCGTGCGTTTGAGGTAGAGCAACAGCAAAAGATTCAAAACGCTTTGTCTGGTGGCCTAGACATTAGAAGTCCTGAGGGCCAATCGGCGCTGATGAAGTTTGGCCCGCAAGGTCTTGCTATGGCCGCTCAAGGCGCACAGTTGGGGCAGTACGCGTTCCAAGCCAAGCAGGCTGAACAACTTGCTGCACGCCAGAAACTTGAAGACGCTATCGGCATGTTGCGATCCGACCCATCACAGTGGAGCGCGAATCGCGCTAAAGCCGCTGAAATGGGAATGGACATTTCCAAGATACCTGAAAATTATGACCCGCGATGGGTATCTGGTCAGTTAAAGGCTTTGATTCCGCTTAAAGACCAGTTGGACTTTGAATTGCGCGGGCGTATTGCCGATGTTCAAGAAAGACAAGTTGGCGTTGCTGAACGCGAAGTTGGAATTCGTGAACGAGATGCAATGGGTGGACCGAAAAAAGAAAAGCCGCCTGAAGGTTATCGGTGGACAGAAACCGGAAATCTTGAGTTTATTCCGGGTGGCCCGAAAGACCCTGCTAACATTGCTGGCACGGCAACTGAGTTGCCGCCTAAAGTTCGCGCTAAACGCGAAGAGTTGTATCCAAAGGCTACTAGTGCGTTTAGAAGCGCAACTCGTGATATTGATAAGCAAATTGAAACTGCCAAGCAGTTGCGCGACCATCCGGGCTTGGATTCTATTACTGGCGGAATTGAAGGAAGAGTCGGCAGCATTCGAGGTACGTCCACTGCCGCGCAAAGTTTGTATGACAACTTGCTGGCTAAAGGAACTTTAACCAGCCTTACGCAATTGCGAGCCGCTTCTGAAACTGGTGGCGCGTTAGGTAACGTATCTAACCAAGATACAAACTTATTGCGTAACAGCGTTGGCGCACTAGATCAATCTCAACCTAAAGAGACTCTCCAGCAAAGACTGGATGATTACATTTCAGACTTAGAGTTTGCTAAAGAAAACATTACGAACGCTTATAACGAAACTTACGCTTATCGAAGCGGAAAACCTCGTAACGTTCGCGGCGATCCGTCTAAACGAAGGTCAACTGACGCTAGTGGCAAAGTAGCCACAACATCAATCGGAACGTCATACCAAATTTTGGAGGAGTAAAATGCCTACTTATTTAATAGAAGGCAAAAAGGTTAAGGCTGATAAGCCACTAACCGACTCCGAAATTGACGAGATTGCCGCTAACATAAAGGCACCTGTTGCCACGCAAACGGAAATTCCGCAACGCCGCATGCCGTCATTGGCAGACGTTGGTGACCGTGCAACTGGTTTCCGAGCGCAAGTTGCTGAAACCGGAATGACGCCGCAGGAACGCCAAGAGGCAGTTCGGCAAGTCGCTGCGTTTACCGGCGGCTTGGCTGTAGGCCCAGCGCTTAGCGCGTTTATTCGCACTGGTGCCGCTGCCGTTCCTGCTATTCAGCGTTTTGCCACTCCCGTAGCAACGACGCTAGAAAGTGGCGGATTTAAAACCGGGCTTCCTGCTACTGCTGGCCGTGGAACGAGGGTTTTGACCCGTGCGGTTGGCGGCGGAGTTACAGGCGGCGCGGCTGCGGGATTAGTTGAACCCGAAAACATTGGCGCTGGCGTTGCTGCGGGCACAGCCGTTTCTGTTCTTTTTCCGCCTGTAGCCAAAATAGTTGCTAAAGGCGCCGGATATATTGCAGACGCTATTCAAGGGCGTTTGGCTGATGTAAGAGCAAACCAACTTGTTCGTGCAACGATTGGCGACGAAGTTAATAAATTGCGTCAATTGATGGCGGCAGAGCCGGATGCGCCTGCAAGCCGTATTGCGGCGCAACAAGATTTGCCTGTTCTTCAAGCGTTGCTGGCAGAAGCAGAGCAGTTAAACCCCACTGGCGTCGCTAACGCTTTCCGAAAGGCTGAGTCGGACGAAATTATCAATGACTTGGCAAGGATTGCTGGCGGAAAAACGTCTGCTGCCGCAAAAGCCGCTGAAGTAAAAACCAAAAAGGCTCTTAATATTAAGACGACTCCCATGCGGGAGAAGGCTCTTTCAGAGGCTGCACCTGTTGATCCAACGCCATTGGTGTTTGCAATTGACAACGTTTTGCAAAACCCAAGCGTTCGAAACGACGACTTTGCAACTAAGGTTGTTCAGAAGGTTAAAGACAAGATTATTAATGCGACGGGCAAGCCAGACGTTACTGATTTGTCAGGCAGATTTGTGGGCAAGATTGATCCCACTGATTTGTATGAAATTCGTAAGTCTGCGATCAACAATGCAATTACCGAACTCAACCCAAGCATTGATGCAAAGTCTCGAAACAATTACGTATCGCAAATTCTTGGTAATTTGAGAGACAAACTTGATACAGCAATGGAGGACGCTGGCGGAGAAGGGTTTAAGAAATACTTAAACACTTTTGAAGCCGGAATGATCGACATTGAGGATGCTCGATTGGCTAATCGCATCCGATCTCTTTACGAAAAAGGTAATACGGCATCTCAGAATAGAATTCTGACCATACTCAGGGATGAGTCACCGGAGGTGGTTCAGCGCGTTCTTAAGTCCAAGCGTTATCAAATGGACGATATTCTTAAGAACGATAAGGCATTGCTTAATAAAATTGAGCGAAGCCTTGGGCTGGATATCAAGGCTGCTGAAGAGGCAAAAGAAGGCGCTGCAAAACTCGCTCGAATCCGCGAAGAGGAAAGCGTGCGAGTTAGATTCCCCTTCTTTAGCAGAATTTCAACGGCACTCAATGAGGCCGTTTCGGCGCTTGAAGCCAAACTTAGTCGCAAGACTATGGATGAGATCATTAACGCAGCGCAGTCTGGCCGTAAGTTTAATCGCGTGCTTGACTCGCTATCGACAAGTGATCGAAATGCCGTTCTTCGTCAGTTCAAGGACGCCAATACTTGGAACAGTTTTGTCGGTCAGGTAACACAGGCTTCGCAGGCGCAAGTAAGCGCAGAGCCTCGCAACCGCATGGTTCCTGAAAACCGTAACGCTCTAGCGACGAGGTAATTATGCTGCAAGGCGCACTAAAGTCTAAAACCGTATGGTGGAACGTCCTGCTTGCCGTCCTTGGCGGCCTTGAACTGATGGGCGGTCACATGACCGTGCTGTGGGGTCAGGAAGTGGCTGCGGCGATCCTAATGGTCGGCGCAATGGCAAACCTCGTACTGCGTACTGTCACCACGCAGGCATTATCGGAGAAGTGACGTGGACTATCAGGCGGCTTTTAACATTGCGATGACTGTGGCTGCGGCATTTGCCGGATGGACGCTGCGCTCGATTACGACGAGCCTAGAGAACCTTCAGCGTGACCACAAAGAGATGATGCACCAGTTTGTGCGCCGCGATGACTACAAGTCCGCCTTAGAGCGTATCGAGCAAATCCTGACCCGCATCTGGGACAAGTTGGACGAAAAGGCCGACAAGTGATGTGGGCTACGTGGCTGTGGCGCTTTGCTCCACATGCAATCGTAGCGGCAGTGTTGGGTCTGACATGTATATACGTTGTGTATACACTTCGGGAGCAGGGGCGTGCGGAACTTAGGCCGCAAATTGAACGACTGGAGGCCGAGTTGGCAGCGGAACGGGCTGACCGAGCGCGTGCTGAACGTGCTGCGGATTCGTACCAGTCCGAAATGGAGCGCCTTCGTGAGCGTGCTATTGATCGTACTGTTAATCGCACTCCTGTCCGGCTGTGCGTCACCCCCGCAGCCCCGTCCGCCGGGGACGCCGCCCAAGGAACTGATGGTGCCCCCGCCCCCGCCGGGAGCGATGACCGACCGGCTGGAAGCGATCCTAAAGCGGGGCCAGACATCGGAGCCGACCTCTACGCCCTAGCCGCTGCCTGTGACGCTGAGAACGCTAAACTACGGGCGTTGCAGGGCTGGATAAAAGATGGGGGCTGATCATGGACTGGGCGCTCGTACCGAACTTTAAGGCCGACGAGTTCAACTGTTCGCACTGCGGCAAGAACGAGATGCGGCAGGAGTTTATGAACAAACTCCAAGCCCTGCGTAACCTCTACGGCAAGCCGATGAAGATTACCTCCGGCTACCGTTGCGCCAAGCACCCTATCGAGGCCAAGAAGGCACAACCTGGAGCGCACGCATCGGGCTGCGCTTGTGACGTTGCCGTTGTCGGTGCGGACGCGCACAGACTGCTGAAGTTAGCCTTTCAGATGGGCTTTACCGGTATCGGTGTGCAACAAAAAGGCAGCGGAAGGTTTATACACTTGGATACTTTGGAGGGCGGCCTTCGTCCGAATGTTTGGTCTTACTAGGAGGCGTTATGCGTCCCGATGGCATCCCAGAGCGCTTCCAACTAGCCGGTCACACAATCAAAGTCAAAGTAATATCGCCTTCAAAGTGGCGCCACGGCAAAAATTGTGTTGGAATGTGGCTTCCTGACAAGTATGAGATTCACATCATAAGTTCTTGTAAAGGCACAAACAGGCAGCAAGTGTGGGCGCATGAAGCAACCCATGCCATGCTTGACATCGCCGGTCATGATGACCTTTCAAGCGATGAGCAATTTGTGGATCGGATGGGACACTTGCTGCAACAGATGCTCACAACAATGGAGTAGACGATGCACGCAAAAGCCACTGACGATCAAATCCTAAAGGCGCTACAGGATGCCAACGGCATACGAATCGTAGTCGCAAACAAACTGGGGCTGAACGAACGAAGCCTCCAGATGCGGATTAAGAAGATGAGGGCAAAGGGATATACCATCCCCGAGTCCTCGTATCAGCCAGGTATGTCTAAGCAAGACGTAGAAAAGCCCGGATTCTCCTTTACCCCGCTGCCCGACGATGACGTTCCCATCGAGGAACTGATTGAGCAGCGCAAGCGCAAGTTCCTGCACAAACGCGAACACGAAGAAGCCTCCAAACTGATCCCGATTCGGGTCAAGTTGGGTGGCGCTATCGGCCTGCTGCATTTTGGCGACCCGCATGTGGACGATGACGGATGCGACATTGAAGCCATCGAGCGGCACACGGCGCTAGTGAACAAGACAGAGGGTCTGTTTGCCTGCAACGTAGGCGACACCACGAATAACTGGTGTGGACGTTTAGCAAGGCTTTACGCCGACCAGAGTACGTCAGCGGCGCAAGCCTGGAAGATTGCAGAGTGGTTCGTTGGCCGCTGCGACTGGCTGTACATGATTGCTGGCAACCACGACCTGTGGTCAGGCTCGGGCGATCCGCTGAAGTGGATAGCCAAGCAGCAGAACGCGCTCTATAAGTCCTCAGAAGCCCGTATAGCGCTTCGGTTCCCGAACGGAATGGAAGTGCGGGTCAACGCTCGCCACGACCACAGCGGCTCGTCTATCTGGAACCCGGCGCATGGCCCGATGAAGGCGGCGATCATGGGAACCCGCGACCACATTTACGTGGCCGGTCACAAGCACGAGAGCGCTTACAGCGTCCTGAAGGATGCGATTACGGGAATCACCATGCACGCGATTAAGGTCGCCTCGTACAAGGTGTATGACCGCTACGCCAAGGATCGAGGGTTCAGGGACAACGCCCTGTCACCCTGCGTCCTGACGACGATTAACCCAGACTTACCGCCTGACCATCCAGACTTGGTGAAAGTGTGGTGGGAACCGGAAGAGGGTGCGGACTACCTGAGTTTCCTGCGACGGCGCTGAAAATCTCAGCGCGTTCCCGAGCGGCCCGCAAGATGCAGTAGCGTTGGTGCAGCCGCTTGAGGAATGTCGTGCGACGCTGACCGACGATCTCATCGTCAAGCAGGGCTTTGACCTGCTCTTCGTTCAGCGAGTTCAGTGTTTGGTTAAGTGAGCGCCAGTTGTTCATGGCGCTATTGTAAACGAATTATTTAAGCCGCTGCAAGTACAGGGCTTGGAGGGCGCATACGGTATCGTCAGGGTTGCGTGCCTCGTACCATTCGCCCCTAGGCTCAAATAGCCCCTGAAACCGCCTCTGGCCGTCTGAGAGCCGCCCGCCCTTCGCCTTGACCTCTACCCAACATATCCACGCCATGCCGTCGTGCATGGGCTTGATAGCGAGCAGGTCAGGGATGTCGTGACCGGCGCTGGCAAAGTCGATGACCTCGAAGTTGGCCTTGCGGAGGGCTTCGACTATATCCGTGTGGTTGTTGTCCCGACGTTTGGCGTAGCGCATCGGCCTATTATGCCGCTTCTGCCCTTGCCTTCAATCGCGTCACGCCGGGTTCACCCCACAACTCCCGCACCATGCCACGGATGTGCGGATCGCCGTACGCCTCCTTAACGTCCGGCAGGCTACGCAGGATGTCGCCCACGTAATTCTTAAGCCACGACGCCCGCTCTTTGCGCTGCGACCAATCGCCCACGTTGATCCGGGCGAGGTACGCATCGGCCAACCGCAGTTTGTGGTAAGGATTTTCCCTTACCGACTCCCAGTACCGAATGTTGGCCTCGGACGCCCACGAGATGTCGCTGCTAACGATTTGCTGCTGGATCATTGGGCTTCACCACGCATTGAATCTGATACAGCCGCAGAGCAGGAATCTTGTCTTCCTTAAACCAGCGCAGCACGGCCTGACGAGTCACGCCTAACGCCCGAGCGATCTCCGCTTGGGAACCATAAATCTTCAGTAGTTGCTTAGGGGTCATGGGCGCACTGTAACGAATGTTGACACCATAGTCAACAGGCGTATACTTGGCTCCGGGGATCGGCCCCGATTACTGGAGACCAACGATGGAACAAGATGACTTCCGCATCCTGCAAGAGCAGGAGCGCGACAGACTCATGGAACTGCACTGCCGTGCAGAACACGCCGCCTTCAACGTCATTGAAGGACTCAACGAACTCAACCGCATCGAAGCCGAAGGCGCTTTCAAATTGCACCAAGCGTTTGCCGAGTGCCTTGCTGCTATCGACGCTGCTTCTGCAAAACTGAGGGAACCACAATGAAGGTCTACGAAAAGATTGCTGCCGTCACTGCCGAACTGTCGAAGATCGGCATTAGCAAGGACAGCAAGAACACATCCCAAGGCTACGCTTTCCGTGGCATCGACGCTGTGTACGGTGCGCTCTCGCCCATGTTGTCAAAGCACGGCCTGTGCATCCTGCCTCGCGTGACTGACCGCCAAGTCATCGAGCGCCAGAACCGCCAAGGTACGGCGCTGTTCTACGTGACGCTGACCGTCGAGTTTGACTTTGTGGCTGCCGAGGATGGGAGCAAGCACACCGTCGTTACGGTCGGTGAGGCAATGGATTCGGGCGACAAGGCCAGCAACAAGGCTATGTCTGCGGCTTACAAGTACGCCGCGTTTCAAGCGTTTTGCATACCAACCGAAGGGGATAACGATGCGGATTCGACGACTCATGAAGTGGCTGCGCCTGCGATTGATCCGGGAATTGAGCAACATGTTCAACTGTCACAAACAGTCGAGGAATTAAACAGCGTATGGAAAAGTCTAAGCGCCGAACAAAGAAAGACCCATTTGCCGATTTTTTCAACCCGGAAGACCCAACTTTCCGGCAAGTAATCGAAGACGTATCTACATACATCGTTCGATACTCATTGAAAACAACGGAAGCCAGTTTGGAACAGATCATCGAAGAACGATTAGCCGGTGACTGGAAGAATGGCTTTTTTGACGAGGACGAGACTGAAGACCTTCGCATCCTGCGTGACCATTTGGAGGCGGTACGCATCGTGCGAGGTTGGTATGAGGTGCATCCACTATGACTAGACCTTTAGTTGAACTACAAACTTGGGAGTTTGACTTGGTAAGCCTAGTCGGTGCGCGTCGCGCATCGGCTAGGTGGCATAGCGGTAACGCAGCACATTACGACAAGAAGCGCATGGAAGATGAGCGAACGGCACAAGTCGCAGCGTGTGCAGCGGAGTTGGCCGTGGCTAAGTGGACTAACCGCTACTGGCACGCTCATGTGTGGGACGCACGCGATCACGACAAGTTCAAGGACTTGCCGGATGTTGGCACGAACATCGAGGTGCGGCGTGTCAGGACGAGTGATTCGGCTGCGGTGCGTGAGCATCAAGTCGGCAAGCGTTTAGTGTTGTTTGTTGCCAAGCCTGTGATGCCAGAACTGCGTTCAGTAGAGATTCTGGGCTGGTATCCGTATGACCTAGCGTGGCAGCACGGCACGCCATCGGACTATGCCCAGAACACACGATTGCTTGACCCAAAGTATCTGCGATTAGAGATACCGAAATGACCCCTTATTACTCGCTGATGTCGGATTGGGAAATCATCGGTCACACGATGGCGATTCCCGATTCGTCGGAACTGTCGCAAGCCTTGGCCGAGAAGTTAAAGCGAGTATTGGAGCAGCGTGACGAGTACCGAGATCAGAACTCGGCGCTGCGAGAGAAGGTAGAGCGCTTAGAGCGCGAGTGCAAAGAACTTAAACGTCTCATGGAGACAGGAGAGGAATGATGAGCGCATTACTTCAGCGCATGGTTAAGACGTGGGTTGCTACGTCTAAAAACCCATGCGAATGGCATTGGTTTGATTTAAGCGGATCAATTCCAACCGATCATGCGGTACACGTTGAGCCAGAATTGTGGCTAACAACATATCGCCCTCCGTTTGATAAGACCGTCTTGGTATATCAGGCGCAGCACAACAAGGTTTCCCATGAGGTTTTAATGACTTTGGAGGGAGACGACCCAGAAGTCGGCATTAAGTTTTCCGTAGTGATTCGATATGGAGAGCATTTGCCAAAGTTATTAACGACAGCGATGTATTCAATTCGCGACGGTCAGTTGTTCTTAACTCGCAAACAAGGCGAGACACAGCAAGATATCGACAATCGAAATTGGGGCTTGACCTTGATTTCAATGCTGTATCAGCGGCTTGCAAATATGCCCACAAAGGCGTCAATTCCGACCGTTGATAACTTTATCAATAAGAAACGATTAGAGCGGAACAAGCCGCCTATTTATACCTGGCGGACGCTTATTGTCAGCGGAAAGAAAATTGACAAGGAAGATCACGGCGGCACACACGCATCGCCTAGATTCCACGAGCGTCGAGGGCATCACAGACGCCTGCCGAACGGGAAAACTGTTTGGGTAAAGTCGTGCAAGGTTGGCGACCCCGCTCGTGGCGCCGTTTTTAAAGATTACAAGGTGGTTTGATATGGAACAGCGATCAGCAGAATGGCACGCCGCCAGACTTGGCAAGGTGACTGCATCAAAGGTGGCTGACGTAGTGGCACGCACCAAGACTGGCTACGCAGCAAGCCGCGCCAACTACATGGCGCAGTTGGTGTGCGAGCGCCTGACTGGTAAGCCGACCGAGGGGTTCAGCAA